TCCGGCGACCACCACATCGGCTTTATCTCGTTCGGATTGGTAGAGCGTTGAAACCTCATCTATTTTTCCTTGCATTTGCTGGCGCTGCTTAGCAGCTTTTTCCAGAACCGCAGAATACGCGGCATCGCACTGCCAGTCTTTGACCTTCCACCCGGCGGTAAGGCCGATAGCAAGAGCGCCTGCCGCCACATAACCCATGATTGGATCAATCCGCACCATTTATTTTGCCCCATTCTCTCACCGCAAATATAGTCGCACAAGATGCAATCGTAGCCGCCAAGTCCGTAAGGGAGATTGGCTGGCTGTTTACAATGGGCAAGGCTACCGCATTTACAATAACACCGCAAGCAATACCGACACATGTGACCGGACGCCACCAAACCCGGACACGCTCAAGCAGCGCGGTCTCAAGTTCTTTAATCGTCATTTTGGGTCGGGGTATTTAGCGTGCGGAAGTTCCCAATGCGGGCCGTCCTTAAACGACTTCCAGTCCCCGCCCCAAGTGATCGACACATTCTCAAGATGCGCTGCCTTCTTCATGGCCGCTTCAATCTTATCGAACAGCGGCCAGTCCCAACGAATGCTGCCCGCTACATACGGCGCGATGTCAACCGCAAAGCCGTGAATGTGGCGCGAACGCATAGTCTTGGTCGCACCTTTGGCAAACAGTTCTTTCTGCCGTGCGGGGGTTCGCAGCCCCTCGATGACAGTGAAATCAATATCGGAGATGCTGATGGCGCGTTTAACGACGCGCACCAAATCAGGATGCACACCACGAAGGTTTAACAGGGAACGTGGGCCTAGCTTAAACGCCATTACCGATCTGCCTTGTTGTCCAGCTTGTCTTCAATCCGGCGTAGGTGCATCATAACCTCGTCAAACTTCTTGTCGATGCTGTTGAATTTCTCGTCGCCGAACTCCAGCTTCGTCTCAAGAATTGCTAGGCGGTTGCTGAGTTGCGTCCATACGCCAATGATGGCGAAGATGCCCGCAACGACGGTGAGAAGCGTGTCGATGCCGAATGACATGTCCATTAGCTTGGCTTCACTGGCCATATGATTGCGAATGGATTGGGCTGATCTGTTATATCGCGCAACGCTTGGCGGTATGTAGCCCATGCAGCGGCGTCTGCCGAAGCATCAGGTAGCTGCGTCCAATCGCAGGCTGCCAGTAGCGTGTTACGTTCCGCGCGGATCACAGCCCATTGTGCGCCAACCTTTGCCGCTGATGCGTCTGCGTCTAGGTCTGTCACGATGTAGTTCTGGGTCCAGACGCCATCGATCAGAATTGCCGGGCCTTCCTCGCGCACTTGCGTCGCTGGGTCAAAATATGGCGGCGTGACGATCTGCTTCTTGTGTACGCCAAAATGTGCTGCCTGCTCGTCGGTCAGGCGGCGGGCGTAGCAATAATTATCCGCGTCCCATTGCGTCGGCTCTGCATCAAAGATGTGCCGTATGAAAGTGTCGCCTTGGGCTTGGACATACCACATTATTCTGCTTCCTTTGCTTTCCGCTTGGCAGTTGCACGAATGACGGCTGCATCATAAGCGGCTTGGTCTTCAATCTGTTCTTGCAGCGCCGCCATGATAGCTTCCACGTTGCCCATTTGCTTGCGTGTGGCATCGAGGCGTTCTGCTACGTTGGCTGCGAACTCATTGTCCGTGGCGTTGGCAATCAGATACTCAAAGTTCTTGCGGTCAAAGTCGTAATGAAAATGCTCAATCTCGCGGGCGTATATAGCGTCGGCGAGAGTATCGTATTTGTATTCGGCGTTGAGTTGTGTGTAGATCATGTGGTGTCTTTCTTTACGCAGATACGGTAAAAGCTACGCCGATGCCATTGCCAGTAGGCAGCGTCACGGGGTTGGCGTATTTAGTGCCGAAGCCAGAACTGCTCAAAGGATATGCTGTGACGTAGGGTGAATTTTGATGCGCTACAGCAATAGCATCCCCCAACGCAGAAAAAGCTACCTTATTGCCAACACCCGTAGGAAGTGTAGCTGGGTCTGTGTATTTAGTGCCGAAACCAGAACCGCTCCAAGGGTATGCTGTAATGTAGGGCGAAGAACTATTCGCTACAGCAATAGCGTCTCCACTCGGAGAAAACGCTACGCCATAGCCGTTACCAGCAGGCAGCGTAGCTGGGTCTGTGTATTTAACACCAAAGCCCGTGCTACTGTTCCAAGGGTACGCTGAAACGGCGGGTGAATTAGAGTGCGCTACGGCAATAGCATTCCCAGCGGGAGAAAACGCTACGTCGCTGCCGATGCCTGTAGGGGTCGTAGCTGGATCGGCGTATTTAACACCAAAGCCCGTGCTGCTGTTCCAAGGGTACGCGGTGACATAGGGCGACGTAAAATGCACTACGGCAATAGCATTCCCAGCGGGAGAAAACCTTACACCCATGCCGAAACCAGCAGGCAACGTAGCTGGGTCGGCGTACTTAGTGCCGAAGCCCGTGCTACTGTTCCAAGGATATGCTGTGACGTAGGGTGAAGAGAAACTCGATACTGCTATAGAGTCGCCAGCACCAGAAAACGCTACGCCGTTGCCACCGCTAGGAGGCAGCGTAGCTGGGTTAGCGTATTTAGTGCCAAAACCGGCACTAGACCAAGGATACGCGGTGACGAATGGCGTAGTGTCGTGCGCTACAGCAATAGCATCTCCACTCGGAGAAAACGCTACGCCGTTGCCGTTACCAGCAGGCAGCGTAGCTGGATTAGAGTATTTAGTGCCGAAGCCAGAACTGCTCCAAGGATATGCTGTGACGAATGGCGAAGTGGTGTGCGCTACTGCGACTTGGAATGGTGTAGCATTTGTTTGGAAAAGATAATTTGCCATCCACTTAGTCGCGGTGACTTTAATACACATTAGCGTGTTGTTTGGATAAACAGTTTGCGTGCCGACAAGGCCGTTACCGTTTACCAATGTGTCACTAGTAATCGCCACGTTGACGCGAGTGCCGCCATTCTCCACCGTGAACAGAACCACCGTGCCAATGGGAAACGCAACACTCGCATTTGCTGGGATGGTATATGTGCGGACGTTAGCGTCCGACGCAGGATGGAATATCTGCTTGCCAGCATCGCTGAGTACCAGCGTATAGTTGGCTGACTGGCTGTTCTGTGGGTATTGAACCGCGCTCGATGGAGCCGCTGCGGATGTCCATGTCGTGCCGTTGCTTGTCAGCAAGTTCCCAGAAGCCCCCGGAGCAACTACCTGAACCGCGCTCGTACCATTGCCTAGAAGGACATTGTTGGCCGCGAGAGTAGACGCGCCTATGCCGCCGTTAGGAACGCCTAGTGGTGTGGTAAGAGAAGTGCCCCATCCAGTTCCGGTAGATACAGCAATACCTGCGCTCGGATAAACCTGCGCAGGAATAGTAATTGTCCCCCAGCTTGCATTCGTGCCGTCCGTCGTGACGTACTTTCCGGCGTTGCCAGTCTGCGAAGGGAGCGTGTTGTTGAACGCAACCTGCTGCACAAAAGCAGTCGTGGCCACCTGAGTTGTGTTCGTGCCAGTGGTGGCTGTCGGCGCTGTTGGCGTTCCAGTGAACGCAGGAGAAGCAAGACCCGCTTTACCATCTAACTGTGTCTGCACATTCGATGTCACTCCATCAAGGTAGACAGTCTCTGCCGCGCTCACACCGCCGATGCTTGTCGTCGATGGAAGCGTAACCGTGCCGGTAAATGTTGGGCTGACCAGCGGCGCGTAGGTTGATGCTGCTGCCGTAATGGCTAGTTTAGCATCAAGCTGCGTCTGGAGGTTCGATGTTACGCCATCGAGGTAACCGATCTCAGTCGATGAGACTGAGCCGATGCTTGTGGTCGAAGGCAGACCGACCGTGCCAGTAAATGTTGGCGAGGCAAGCGGGGCGACAATGCCACCAGAAACAGTGCCGGTGACATTAAGCGTCCCGGCAACAGCGGCTACTTTCCCAGCACCTACGTTAATGCCAACGCTCGTCCCTGTGCCGTTAGCGGCAAAGACACCATCGACGAGATCGAGGTCGGTGTTTAGCTTGTTGCCCCAAGTATCGGCGGATGCACCGATCTCAGGTTTAGTGAGGCCAAGGTTTGTAGTTGTTGTATCCGCCATTAACCAAACGTCCTTGTCCTAGAAGCCAACCGACTTGAACCGGTCTTGGCCCGTTGCTCTGCAACTTCGTATTCAGCCATCAGGCGGTCTAATATACTAGACCAAACACCAATGCGCTCATCTTCTTTCAAATATGGCGCGCTTTGAACGAGCGTTGCATAGAGGTATATATCAGGGTTGGCCGTTAAAAGCCAGTTAGATGTGTTCGAATCCGACAAACCAGCAACGCGGGCGTAGTACATCAACTCGCCTGTGTAAGAGCCGTCAGGCGCGGGAACATGTTGGAACTGAGTGCCGACAGTTGAGAAGAACATCGGTACGCCAGCCGCAGAAAACTTCGTCTTCTGGATGATAGCTTCTTCCGGCGTTACAAATTCCATAACCGTGATTGGATTGGTATTAACCTGATAGCGGATCGTTTCCATCCAATCGGATGGGCGGTTCTCATACTCCGCGTCAATAGTGACGGTAGCCCGTGTCACCATTTCCGGTGAACGAAGACGGCGGTTAAGCGCAGCCTCGGCTAATGAAATGAAGGACGGGATCGCCGCAGTCAGATCATCCCTGTTAAGGAAGTCCGCGACCGTAGTCCTTAATTCGGAGTATGTAGAAATTGCCATTAAACAGTCCCCGGCCTTGTGCGGAAGTAAAGGTTGTCCGGATCGTTCAACCATTTCTTCATGCGCTCTTGGTCTTTAGTAATACCTTGGCGCTCAAGTTCGTAATACACTGAAATCGGGATGCTGCCAACCTTTGTCCACTCACCCCAGCGTTCCGGCGCTTCGTTGAACTCGCGCTTGTTCTGCTCGATGATTCCCGAAACGTCCTGCTCTTTCGAGATGATCGCTTCGTCCTTTTCGGCATCGTAATCATAAAACGTTTTGACGCCTGTGAAAGCATCGTCGTTGATAAGGCGTTTAGTCATAAAACCCTCAATAGTTAGATGAGGGGGCGTTATGCCCCCTCACCCAAATAGACCTTCTTACGAAGTGGTCAAGTCGGCTACGATACCGTGCGCAGCTTGGCTGTTTACCTTCAAGCCATACTCGACGAGCATCAAACGCTTCTCGGCGTCGCCGGTCTTCGCCAGTTCCATCTGCTGGATTGGACGAAGAACTGCCAACGATGCGTAATCAGGATCGACGATGAACGCATCGCGGTCACGCTGGAAGCGGTTAGGAACGATGTTAACCGTACCAAAGTCAGACACATAAACGTCGGCTGCGCCAACGATTTGTGCCTGCTGACCAGCAGGAACGTCGCGGAAGCGAGTTGCAATGCCGGTGAAGCCCGAAGCAACCGTCTTGTTGAACGGACCAACCATCAACATCTTTGGCGTGCCGCCCTGCGTCCAGACGCTCTGGATTACGTTCTTCAGAAGTGTTTCTGTGAACGCACGCTGCGTACCATCGGTACGAGCAGCAGTTGGGGTCGAGCCAACAGTTGGGTTAGCACCGCCTGAACCGAACGAGGTGTTCGAGGTCAACCATGCAGGCAGACCAGCAGTACGACGTGCAGTTGTGGTGTTACCCGCAACAGCAGCTTGGTTGGCAAGCAAAGCAGCTTCCATGTCGCGCTTCAGTTCCGAACCCAGCTTAGCAAGCTGATAGGTCAGTTCTGAACGACGGCCTGCCTTATCGACGCTTTCAAGCGTACCGGAGATGACGACGTTCTTCGTGCTGATCTGCGTGTAGTTACCAACGCGTGAGGTTGGGTTAACAGCAGCAAACGAGGAAACGTCATCGCCTTCGAGCGCGGCGTTAGCAGCCGAAGCAGCAGCGAGGCTGTCTGTCTGCCATTCGAAGTAGGTGTTCTTGACGCTCTCACGACCGATGTTCGAGATGAACGGGGTTTCTTCTGGCGAGATGTTATAGATAACATTCGACAAGTCTTCACGAATACCGATAGCGGAGTACCGGGTAAAAGTATTTGCTACAATAGCCATTAGTTCACGTCCTTATTAAATGAGTTTATCCAAAAGAGCGGCTGCATCAGAGATGCGGCCACTACGCACAAGGCGCTGGGAAGCTTTCTTTACATCGGTCGAACGTGTTGCGACTTGAGTACCTGAAGAACCGGGACGGACGATCCGCGCAACCTTTCTTGGCTGTGCCTTCACCTTTTCCACTTTCTTCGAACCCTTATCAAACATCATCGCTTTGCGCAGGATTGAGACGTGACTGGCTTGAACAAGTGCACTCAGGTCGCGTTCGCTAAACCCGTTGTTTATAGCCCATTCACGAAGTTCCTTAGCTTCGCTTTGCATTGTACTTTCGTCTTTCCATTCAGGAATGACTTCCGTGAGTTTGGCGCGCTCTGACTGCACAATGTCAGCCAAGGCCCGCTGTTGCTCTCTGGCCATCTCTTCAGCAATTCGCTGCTGTTCAGTATTAATAGCCTGAAGTTTAGCGGCCCGTTCCTGACGAGACTTATTCCAATGCCGTTCTAACCGCGCCGCCTCAATGGGGTCTTCGTTATAAAGATTGTCCCAATCAGGCTCAGCATCGGACTGCACCTCAAGTTGCGCTTTAAGCGCCGGTAGCAGTTCCGCGTATTGAGCGCGTTCCATACGGATCGCTTCGGCTTCGCTATGGAACGACTTGCGTTCTTCAGCTAATGCCTGAGTTTTCCGTGTGTAATCCGAATAACGAGAATAACCTTTCCGAAGTTCGTCAAGGGTGACTTCCGTTTCTTCACCGTCAAGTTTAACCTTGATGGTTAGATCGTCAGGAAGTTCCTGTTCGATAACCTCTTCTGTGTCGTCCTCTTCATCCGGGTCGGACTGTTCGGCTTCTTCTTCATCCGAGTATTCCTCGGCTTCAGTTTCTTCCTCGTAGTCCTGAGCCTCTTCAGGCTCTTGCGCCTCGGCCTCGCCTTGGTTGTCCTCATCCGGGCCAAGCAGTTGGTCGATGGCTAACGTTGCTTCGTGGAGGCCGATCCCAGCACTGGGGTTGCCGACTTGTTCCGTCATATATAGCACCTTTTTAAATAAATGTTAACTCCTTGATTTGGCGACTAAGCCATCATCAAGGATCGCCTGTAGGCGGGCTTTCAAACGCTCAAGTCCTTTGAGCGTGTGAAACATGTCAGAGCGTGCGCCATACTCGGTCGGGGCCGACATACGCCACTCTTCAAAAATATCTTTTTCCACTGCGGCAAATGCCTCCTTGAGAATATCATCCTCAAGAAGGCGCTTTGCGTGGTTAGCTTTTGTAATAGGGTCCATTAGATCACCGTCGAACGAGCAGGGTTTGTAGTCATTGTGGTTCCTGCTTGTGTGCCGGAAGTTCCTCCTGAAAAAATGCGGCTGTAGTTCGGCTGGAAGAACATAGCTTCTGGGCCAAAACCGTACCGCTCGTAATCCGTAATGTTTGGATTGGCGCGCATATCTTGGCCTGTGCCAAGTCCTGTGCCCGTACCCGTGCCAAAGGGAGACACATATGTTGATGTCGTACCTGTGCCGCCGCCGCTGCCACCCAGAAGACCGCTTCCGACACCAAGAAGGGTCAATAGGTCAGACAGGCTTAGCCCAGTGCCAAGAACACCTCCGTTTTCCGAAGTAGTCGTGCCGCCCGTTCCGGTTGTCGTACCCAACAGCCCACCAGTCGCAGCGTTCGTTACCGCTCCCGTTGCGGTGTCCCTAACCGCGCCCGGCCTATCGCCGGTGACAACAATAGTATCGGCTCCAGTTGTCGCACCCAACAACAACCCACCGGTTCCAGCTGTTGCCGCTGTGCCAGTAGTTCCGTATGTTGGTCTTCCAGCAGTAACAACAATGTCGTTGGCTAAGGCAGATACATCTCCCAACGTGTTAAGCAGACCGCCCGTTGTCGCGCCCGTTACTGCTCCCGTTGCGGTGTCAGTAACCGCTCCCGGTCTTTCCCCAGTAACAACAATAGTGTCATCTGCGGTTGTGGCCGAAGTATTTGTCAACGTATCAAGCAGACTGCTCGTTGTCGCGCCAGTTACCGCTCCCGTTGTCGCGTCAGTAACCGCCCCCGGCCTGTTGCCGGTAACAACAATAGTATCATCTGCGGTTGTGCCCGTTGTGGCCCCACCTGTTCCGGTTGTCGCATTCAGCAA